CGTCAGGCGGAGCAACGCAATTACAACACTGCGCAGCCTGCTAATTTGCGAAAGAATGTGACAGGCACAATTACTTCAACTAACAAGTATTTGTCGGCCCCAGAAGATTTTCTGTCGGTGTATTCAATTGCTGTGTATCCAGTTGCTGGCGGTGATTATTTGTATTTGTTAAACAAAGATGTGAACTTTCTGCGTGAAGCATATCCAAACCCAACAAGTACCGGCAAGCCAAAACACTACGCTATCTTTGGCCCAACAACTACGGGGCTTGGTGTTCTTACCAATGAGTTGTCTTTTATTATTGCTCCCACACCTGATGCCGCGTACAGCGTAGAGTTGCATTATTACTACTACCCAGAATCTATTGTCACTGCCGGTACAACATGGTTGGGTGATAACTTTGATTCTGTATTGCTGTATGGCACGATCTGTGAAGCACTTGTTTACATGAAGGGTGAGCCTGACATGGTTAAGCTGGCGCAAGATCGTTATGTGCAAGCTATTGCTCTGTATAAAAATCTGGCGGATGGTAAACAACGTGCTGACGCATACCGAGATGGACAAGTACGAGTTTCAGTATCATGAGCATTGTTCAAACCACCACCACAAGTTTCAAAGCGGAGTTGTTCCAAGGCGTTCACGATCTGACAACAGATACGATAAAGATCGCTTTGTACACAGCGAGCGCAAATTTAAACGCGGATACGACCGTGTATTCAACTTCAAACGAGATAGCCGCTACGGGCACGTACGTAGCTGGCGGGGCGCAACTTACCCCCATTACAGTATCGTCGTCAACAGCTGATGCAACGGCATATGTGGGCTTCCCAAACATATCTTGGACTGGTAATATCACAGCACGATGTGCTTTAATTTACAATGCGAGTAAGGGCAATAAAGCCGTTGCCGTGTTGGACTTTGGATCAGACAAAACGTCTTCTAATTTCACAATCACAATGCCAGCGAATACGTCAACAACCGCGTTGCTTCGCTCTTCATACTAAGGGGTAATTATGACTAAAGAACTCTCAAGCTTCGGCGACCACGCAGAAGTGACCATGCAATCAAACGTTGCTGGCACTGAGACTGTTGGCATTGAAGGCGTCTACCACGTAGTTTGCCGCGATGCCGACGGTAACATTAAATGGGAAGATCAGTTCCCAAATCTGGTTAATGCTGTTGGTAAACAGTTGATGCTGGACACATTGCTTTCAGGCACAACATACACCACGGTTGGGCCGTTCCTTGGTTTGATTTCTGGCACCGGCCTGACGTTTGCCGCAGCCGATACGCTATCTTCAAAATCATGGACTGAGTTCATCAATTACACCGTTGGTGGTTCGGCTGTGCGTGGCACTGCAGTCTTTAGCGCCGCGTCTTCTTCAGGTACTACACCGTCCAACGTGACAACCAAAACAGCTTCCGCGATTACGTACACCATTACAGGCGCAGGCGGTACAGTGGGTGGTTGTTTCTTAGTGACTGGTGCTGGCGCGGTCAACACACAGAGCAGCACTGCTGGTACTCTGTATAGCGCAGGTGCATTTGCCACAGCCAAAGTGACCACTGCTGGTGACACTGTTTCTGTTACCTACGCCACTACTGCGACAAGCTAATAGGGGGTTCAAATGCCTCTGGTCCTTGCAAACCGCGTCCAAGAAACGGGCACGGCAAATACCACTGTAAGTTTTACGCTTACGGGGGCGGTGCCGGGCTTCCAGTCGTTTGCCACGATTGGGAATACCAACACCACGTACTACTCAGCTACGGACGGTTCAGGCAACTGGGAAGTCGGCCTTGGTACGTATTCAACTACAGGACCAACATTAACCCGCACCACCATTTACGCTTCAAGTAACGCTGGTAGCGCGGTAACGTTTTCTGGGGTAGTCAGCGTATTTGTGACGTATCCTTCTGGACGCTCGGTTAATCTTGATGCAAGCGGAAACGTCTCCGCACTAGGCGCTGTAGCGTCAGGTACATGGCAAGGATCGACCATTGGTGTGGCATATGGTGGTACAGGCGTCACGGCGTCTTCTGGAGCCAATTCGGTAATGCTGCGAGATGCCAACCAGAACACCTCGATCAACCGGCTTAACCAGTCCAACACCTCTGTAACCGCATCAGGTGGCACGACGGCTTTGACGGCGGCGTCAAGCTATTCGCAGACCCTCAACGGTACGGGCAACCATACATTCACGATGCCAGACGCTACCACCCTTACAACGGGCGTGGCGTTCATCTTCAACAACAACGCTACTGGCACGCTGACGCTGCAGGACTATGCCACCGGGTCAATTGGCACGGTCACTTCCGGGGGCGCGTGCGAGCTGGTTTTGTTGTCCAATGGCACAACAGGCGGAACATGGGACGTACACGGGTTCCTTCCAGAAAACGTCACTTGGGGCACGAACGCGCTGGCGCTTGGATCAACCGTCATTACCGGCGGAACGTGGCAAGGCGGCACTATCCAGTCGGGATACGGTGGAACCGGCCTGACTACATTTGCGGGCGCAAACAACGCACTCTATTCAACCAGCGCATCAGCATTGGCTGCGGGTACTCTGCCTATTGCGGCAGGCGGTACGGGGCAAACAACTCGCCAAAACGCAATGGATACCCTTGCTGGCGCAGTGACCTCTGGGCAGTATTTGCGTGGCAACGGTACTGATGTTGTGATGTCCGCTATTCAAGCGGCAGACGTTCCGACGCTAAACCAGAATACGACGGGTAATGCAGCGACTGCGACAACTGCGACAACCGCTAACGCACTAAACACAGCCAATAGTTACACCGTCACCAATATGACGGTAAGCACGGGGCTAACGCTAAATGGAACTACGTTCACGACAAATGGCGCAGTAAATACCTACGGCGCTACAACAATTCGCGGGTCGAAAAACGGTTGGTCTGGACTAGGTTTTCAAGATTCAGCCGGTACGTTTTGTAATACATTGATGGCGCGGTCTTCGGATGGGTATGGCGGCATATATAACAAAGCGGACAACAACTGGTTGATTCAATGGGATGGAAATGGGAATGTTACCGCTACAGCTAACGTCACGGCATATTCAGATGAGCGCTACAAAACAAATTGGCGTTCTGTAACACCAGAGTTCGTAGAGAAACTAGCGCAAGTTCGTAGTGGTATTTATGACCGCACAGATGAAGCAGTAACTCAAGCAGGGGGTCCGCCCAATCTTTGCCAGAAGTGCTAACAGAAACAGTGCTGGAAGACGAGTCTGGCAGACTCTCCGTAGCCTACGGTAACGCTGCGCTAGTAGCGTGTGTTGAACTAGCTAAAGAAGTAATGAAACTCCGTGCAGAAATTGATGCGCTATAGGCGCGTGGTTAACAAGGAAATATCATGCCAAGTACATACAGCCCGAATTTGCGTATTGAGCTGATTGCCAACGGTGAGCAATCAGGTACGTGGGGTACGACGACAAATAACAACCTTGGCACCTTAATTGAGCAGGCTATCTCTGGTTATGAACTACAGGCATGTACTGGCGGTACAGATGTAATAACAATCCCAGACGGCGCAACAGGCGTTGCCCGTAATATGTATCTACAGTTGACTGGTACAGGCGGTGGTACTTTGGTAGTGCCTATTAACAAGAAGCTCTATTTCATATACAACGCTACGTCTACAGCTATCACTGTAAAAGTCACAGGACTGACTGGCGTGTCTGTCCCCGCTGGGGCAAAGACCATCCTAGTATCTAACGGTACAGATATCTTTGATGCGACTAACTATGTATCTTCACTTACTCTTGGCGCGGCGCTACCTGTTGCGTCTGGCGGTACGGGTGTAACCACTTCTACTGGCTCGGGTAGTAACGTCCTAAGTGCAAGCCCAACGCTGACAGGCACTCCGCTAGCCCCCACTGCAACGTCTGGCACAAACACAACTCAGATTGCTACGACCCAGTTTGTGACTTCTGCGGTAACAACTGCAACAGGTTCGCTGGGAACAATGTCTACCCAGAACGCTAATAACGTAGCCATCACTGGAGGAACTGCTAGCGGATTGACTAGCCTAGGGGTGTCCGGTACAGCTACTGCCACTTCGTTTTCTGGTGCGGGTACAGGTCTGACCGGCACTGCATCTAGCCTTTCTATTGGTGGTAACGCGGCTACGGCAACGAGCGCAACATCCGCAACGAGTGCTACAACAGCAACGACCGCCACTAACGCTACAAACATCCTAGGTAGTTCTAGTCAGGCTTATGGAGACTACATAGGCAGCCGTTCTATAAATGTTACTTATACCAACTCTACC